GTCGGGTTGGGCTTATTAACCAAATCTAAAAACCAATGAGATTCAATTCGTTCACCGTTGGCGTCATATAGAACCGGGATATTAGACGACATCATTGACGCCCGTTTATCAATTACTATTCTTAATTCAGGTATTTCTATGTAATGTTTATAAGCGTGAGTTGTGTCAATCCAAACAGCCGTTTTCTGTCCCCATATACGATTCACAGAGGGGTTGAAGTAGTTTTTAAATTGATCTATATACCTATTATTTTCGTTACCAAAAAACGATTCCCAAAAGTTTAAAGCCATGTTTAAAAGATTTTAATACAAATTTACGTAATTTTGTAGGTAAAGTTATAAAATGGAAAAACAATTTAATATCTACAAGACAAAACCCAACGATTTCACAATAAAAGATATTGATTCCAAAAATAGAAAAGTCGCTTTATACCTTTCAAAATTTGACGTTGTGGATTCTGACAACGATGTTATACAGCG